CCTTTACCATTATAATTTTTCAGGTAATTTGACAAAAATAGGTACTTGAGACTAAAAAGCATAAGTTATTATAATTAAATAAGTTAAATATGCTTGAGCTTTGTGGGTGCTTGGCACAAGATTTTGCCATTTTTTGCCTCTTTTTGCAAACTTTTGGCATAAAAAATACACATCCTTATCTACGCTTTTTTCGGTAATTTTTACCGCCTTTGCGCTGCTCTATTACTTTAGTGAGGAGAGAAATCTGGCTAATACTATCACGGAGTAGTCGGTTTTCCTCCTCTAAGGCTTTGATACGGTCTTGTAAGAGCTGGTTTGTCTCTGGTGGTGGTTTATCGTCCTCGCTTAGGAGCCAATTTATGTCACAGCCAAGATCCTGGAGCTTTTTTAGAATTTCACCACCCGGAATACTTTCATTATTCAAATACACATATAGACTTGGCGGTTTCATTCCTAATAATTCAGCAAGAATAGATACTGATCCATAATATTTTTCTGCAAAAAGCCTTATTTTTTCGCCAATTTTCATTAATTATAAAATTTCCTAAAAAAACACTTGACACGAATTAGGTAATTACCTATATTTGTAATAGATGTTTAACAAAATTTTAATAAAAAAATGACTGAAGAAAAACAGCCATTAAAATTACAACTCGATAGCATAGATAAAAAGCTGATTAACCAGTCTGAGATTGCACGCAGACTCGGTTATTCTTATGCTTATATATCTATGATCCTTAATAATAAACGAAAGAACGATAAATTATTAGCAAAAATAATTGAGATCATTAAATCAGCAGCTTAAGCAGCCATTAAACGGTGCTTAATGCTGCTTTTTTATTTGTTCAAATATAGTTTATGGTAAAACAAATAACAATTAAAATTTTTTGAAGAGTTTTTAATGGCACATTCAAAGAGCATTAAAACTATCCTGTATGAAACGATTCACCGGAATAAAAAATCGGTTGAGCAAATAGCAGATGAGATTGGAATAAGTGCAAATTATTTGTACAGAGCCGGGCTGCCTTTGGATGAGAGCGGCGTGAAGTTCCCGATTGAGTATTTGGTTCCGCTGATGAAAACGACTAAAAATTACCGCATACTTGAGCATATTGCTTATTTATGCGGTTTTTTATTGGTAAAGGAGCCAAGGGCAGGGATTAAAGGGCTTGATACGACTGAAATGTTGAATGAATACCAGGAATACACTATAAACGCCGTAAGATGCCTTAAAAAGTTTTTGGATAAGCCAACACAGGCTAATTATGAGAATGTTATTGATGCTCTGCAGATTGTAATGACTAAATCTGCAGAAGCAAAAAAATATTGTAATAAACACTTTGAGGGTCAAATGGAGTTTGAGCTATGAAAGATTGCTGGACTGAAACAACTACTATGCCAAGTGAAAGTCAAGCCGATGCGGTAGCCACCTTTGAGGCAAAAGGTGGCTACAGGGGTGGCTACAGAAGAGAAAAGGTGGATACTGAAGTTAACTTATTAGATAATAATGACTTATCAAAATCAGTTAAATGGATAACGGTTAAAGAAGGTGGCTACCGATTGGGACTAAAAAAAGCAATTATTAAGAGGCACTGTCAACAAGGACATTTTGTCACACGCAAAGTGAAAATGAATGGTGGTTTTGGGTATGAAATAAGTGTTGAAAGTATGTTTTCTTATTATGAGACACTTGGAGATTGGGAGAAATGTGAGAGGATTTTGGGGATGATGAGGGAAGAAGGTGATGTTCAATATTCAATGCTCAATGTTCAATGTTCAGAGGATAATGGCAAAAAGGATATAATAATTGATGATGTTTTGATGGCAAAGTATCAGGTGGCGAAGTTGTTTGATAATGCTTTGGAATTTGCAGAGAAGAAATCAGTTGCAGCGGAGAGGTTTGCAGCATCATTTAATAATGGAGTGTATCCGGAGCTGAAGAATCTGATTGGAGAGGTGAGTGTAAGAAGTTTATACCGCTGGAGACAATTACTCCAGGATAATGGCTGGGAGCCGGGCTGTCTGGCTGATAATTATAAGCCGATTATCTGCAGGTCAATAAGTAATAAAGAGGCGGAGGTGTTGATACCATTGCTGCTTAATCCGAATAAGCCGCTGGTGAGTGAGATTATTGCGGAGTTTAAGAGGCAGTTCAGTCTTCGACATCCGTCAGTTGACGGACAGGATCACGGGAAGGGCAAGCCCTTCCCCTACAAGTTTAAATCTGATGTTACTTATAGAAGGTTTATTGAGGATTGGAAAAAGAAAAATATTGACCTTTATACTCTCGGCAGATACGGGATGAAGGCGTTTAATGATAGAATTTTGAAAGATATTTTGAGAGATAAGGACCAGGTAGAAGTGGGCGATATTGTTGTCGCTGATGGGCATAAAATGAACGTAATGATGATAAATCCATTGACAGGTAAGCCAATGCGAATGACTTTGATAATGTTTTATGATTTTAAGAGTGATATGCCTTTGGGCTGGGAGATAATGCCGAGCGAAAATGTGCTTACGATTGCAAGTGCTTTGAGGCGAACGATCTTATTGCTCGGAAAGTTTTTTGATGCTGATGGATATGTGCCAAAAGTGGCTTACTTAGATAACGGCAGAGCTTTCAGAGGAAAGTATTTTAACGGAATTAAGGACTTTAAGGATAGTATAATTCCGGGATTGTTTGGTAAGCTGAAAATGGAAGTGATGTTCGCTACTCCGTATCACGGACAGAGTAAGACAATAGAACGCTGGTTTAAGACACTTGGACAGATGGAAAGACACTTACCAAGCTATACCGGGACTAATATTGACGGCAAACCAGCAATGATGATGCGAAACGAGAAACTGCATAAGAGATTATTTGATAATACAGCAATAACGGTGGAAACATTACAGGCGAATTTGCAGATGTTTATCGAAGAGTACGCAGAGCAGCCACACCAGGACGGTCAGTATAAGGGATTAACTCCAGCAGAGATTTTTATGCACTCGATTAATAAGATTAAAAGCGAAGGTAAATATACTGAGCGGCTCATAAGCAGAAAAGAGCTTATTTATCTTATGATGAGTGATGAGACCAGGCAGATTGGTAAGAATGGAATAAGGTTCCGTGGGCAGTATTACTGGAATGAAGAGATGATGAGAATAGTTGGCAGCAAGGTAGATATTAAATATGATCTTTGGGATGACAGTGAAGTATATGTTTTTGAAAGGAATAAGATGCTGTTTATTGCTGCTAAAGATGATTACAGGCATCACCCTGCAGCAAGACTGCTTGGCGATGAAGAAGATGTGCGGATGTTGACTGATGCACTTAAGAATAAGGAAAGAAGGAAGCAGGAAGTGGTAGCGGAGTTTAAGGAGCTTGTTAAAATGAGTAATGTCCAATGTTCAACGATCAATGATCAATTAAAAATGAATAATGAGCAAATGAAGAAGAGTGAGAAGAAACAGAAATTGAGTGAGAGCCAGAGGAAGTTGAAGTTGATGAAGGAGCTTGGAATGACTTATAACGCTTGGGCTAATCCAGTAGAGGAATTGTTAAAGAGAGGAGTGAGCTGATAATGAAAACTCCGCAAGGTAGCAGCTTGCGGAGTTGTTATCTACATAAACAACTAAAATAACGGGAAGGGCAAGCCCTTCCCCTACAACAATAAATAAAAGAAAGGAGTTGCTTATGAATCTCAATTCAAACATTGTTCGAAGTAAGACTTCGAAAGATAATCAAATTTTTCCAAATTCGGAACGGACTGGAGTCAGTTCTCTACAGGCGGAATTGACGGGAGCCAATTCCCTACAATTAAAATTGCGGGATTTTATTGATAGGAAAGATATTTCTATCAATAGAATTGCAAAGCAAATCGGTTATAGCGCTGCGGTTGTATCAACCTATCTGCAAGGTAAATATCCTGGTGATGTCCAAAAGCTTGAATGGGCAATTGCATCGTTCCTCATGCGACAAGAGGAACTCGAGTCACTACCAAAAGCATTGATACCATTTTGCCCGATAACAAATGCAGATGTAGTATTTCAGATTGCAAGGACATGTCATCTTGAGCAGGAAATCGGAGTCCTGGTTGGAGAGGCAGGCACAGGTAAAACAAAAGCAACGAAAGAATATGCAAGGCAGAATCCGGATGTAATTTTTATTGAGGCGGATTTATCATTTTCCACGAAAGTCTTCTTCAAAGAGCTGCATAGAAAACTTGGTATGGATGGCTCAGGGGGTATTTATGATCTGTTTACTGATTGCGTTGAAAAGCTCCAGGATTCAAACAGACTTATAATTATAGACGAAGCCGAAAACTTACCTTACAGAGCTTTGGATATGGTAAGACGGCTTTATGACAAGGCAAATATTGGAATTTTATTGGTTGGACTGCCGAGATTAATTGCAAATTTAAGAGGCAAAAGAGGAGAGTTTAAGCAGCTTTATAGCCGGGTTGGAATAATAATGACACTTGAGGATTTCTCAGAGAGCGACACAAAACTGATAGTACAGACGATCTTTCCAAACACAAACGGCACATATAAGACATTTCACGAGCTATCAAAAGGCAATGGGAGAAAACTTGAAAAATTGATTTTAAGAACAAGCAGAACTGCACGAAGCGGTAAGAAGGAGATTACAGACCGATTGGTGAAAGGTGCTGCGGAGGTATTGTTACTATGATATATATAACAAAACATGCCCTGGAGCAGTATAAAAAAAGAATATCAAACACTGATAATCTGGACAAACAAGTTTACTTAAAAGTAATCAATCAAATATTAAGCGATGCCCGTTACATTAGTGATAATGCCAATGGTATACTGCTGCGCAACGAAGATCTTTCGATTGAAATGATCGTAAAAAGAAGAAAGTTAATCACCATTTATCCAATTAAAAAGAGGTAATGAAATGAAATTAATGACAAAAATAACCGCCAGGCTGCTAATGGAAATTTTTCCAGAATCAGATAATGCCTACGAAGCCTTGGACAAATTTTCGAGAGAGCTTTATAAGAGAATTAGTTTAAAAATGAATGCGAATATTGATTATACCGATGATCTGGAGCTGTATCTATTCTTACAAGGGTATAAATCTGAAATAATTGAGTGGGTTGCCAGAAATTATCTTAAGGAGGCAAAGAAATGTTAGAGTTTGCTGCCGGACTTATTATAGGATGCAACTTAGGACTAATAATTTTCTCGATCTTAGCCGCAGCTAAACGATCTGAATACAATAAATTAACTGATTTAAAAAAACAAGAAGAAAGGTGATGAAATGAAAACATTAAAATTATTTGCAAAAATTTATATCAAGATGAAGGCAATGGAAGAAATCCTAAAAGATATTCATCCTTTGGCTTTGCGTGAATTGAAAAAATACCCGGAAGGAAAAGCGGATTTTGAAGGTGTGGAATTTCACCTGACAAAAAAAGTGGAGAAAAAATATGATGAATTTGTTGAAGCTGAATTAAAGGAAATGCGTGATAAGATTAATGAATTAAAGAAAGACGCCGAAGAAAAAGGTCGTGTAATTCTGAATGAAAAAGAAACATTTGATGCACAAATTCCAAGAAGCAGCAAAGAGAATATTTTATCAAAAGTAAATGATTACAGAAAACACTTCGGTATAGGAGGTGTGAAATGACATTAGCAGCAAAAACTCATTGGAAGCTTGCTTACAAAGCAGTTAAGAAGGCGTTAAAAGTAACATTGCAGGATATATTGCAGCAGTTTCGTGCCAGGAAACATATAAATAAAATCTATGACGATAACTCACTGCAGAGGAAGTTATGGTTCACTTTAGAAAAGAAACATTGAACAAAATTGCATCCGAATATTTGAATAAAGTAAGCCGCCAGGATCTGCAAAAGAAATATGATATTCCGATTATGGTACTTACGCAAGCATTGATGAGGCGTGGAATAAAGCTATGGGATAAAAAATTCGAAAAACGAAACGACATGGATAAAATTTGTCAATTGTATAAAAGCAAAAAATTTAACAGAGAACAATTGGTTAAGAGATATAAATTAAATCCATGCTCATTATACAATGCTTTGGTAAGAAGGAATATTAAACTTTGGGACGAAAAAGGAATGGATAATAATGATAAGACTAGAAGCAGATTATACAGGATTAAAGATGATAAAACCCGCTATGCTAAACTTTTTTATGAGTTTAACAAATAGGTGAATTATGAAAGCACGTGAAGGATATTTTAGCGAAAAGATCAGAGATATTGCATATGCCGAGCAAATTGATAAGCTTGGTAAAATGCAGCGTAAGGTATACGATGTAATTAAGAAATATGGTCCCTGCAGTACTGAGTTTATTGCGATAACACTTAACTGTTATCCTCATACAATAACACCAAGAGTGAAGGAATTGAGAGAAATGAAATTGGTTGAGTTTTACGATATTGGTATAAGTCCAACCAGCGGAAAAGCGGTAAGTTTGTGGAAGGTGACAAGAACTAATCCACAATACAAATTATTTGATTAGATATGGATGTAACAAAAGGACAAATAGCAAAGCTGCATACTCTTAAATCTCAGTTGAGATTGAGCGATGAAGAATATGGCGCTGCCCTGGAATCTTATGGCGTTACTTCCAGCAAAAATTTGAGTTATGAACAGGCAGCAGATCTAATTAAAAAACTTATCGCAATGCTGCCCAAAGAACTGCGCAAAGCTCAGGAAGAAAATTTCATGCAGAGACGCATCCTTGGACAAGCTCAGGGCAAGAAGAAATATGATGAGCTTGGGATTAGATATAATCATCAATTGCAAGAGCATTATGCAACTCCCAAACAATTGAGAATGATTGAGGCGATGTGGATGACATCGCCTCGTGTTGAGAATAAAAATGAACAAGCATTCCTGAAATTTGTGAAAAGAATTACCGGTAAAGAAAAACTTGAGTGGTTAATGCTAAGTGATATAAGAAAAATAGTTAAAGGAATTAAGAGTTTGTGAGTAAATTGTAAATGGATTGGATTAAAGAAATAGATTACAAAAAATATCTTACAGGAGATTTGAAGGCACTGGAAGAAGTGGTTGGCATAGATGTGTTATTAAAAATAATTAAAGCATTTGCAAAAACTACAATCTATATAAGTGAAAAGCCATTGATGGAGATGAAACAGGAATATATCAGGAAGAAGTTTGGAGAAATACCTGATAAAGAGCTGGCGAGGAAACTTGGCGTAAGTGAGAGATTAATTTATAAAATTGCTGCTCAAAAAGTATCGAACACAAATCAAATCGGATTGTTCAATGACAAATGAATTTAAATCACCTGAAATAATAGAATTACTCAATAAAAGATTAACCGGCAACAGAAATCTTATGTTATCAATTGCAGAGATGATGCGTGTGAGTGTCTTTAAAAATTTTCAAACAGAAGGCTCAAGAATTGGAAGTAAATGGCAGCGTTTGTCTCCAGCAACAATAAAACAGAGACAGAAAAAAGGATATTGGCCGGGAAAGATATTGCAAAGGACTGGTCAACTAAAAAACTCTGTCATCTCGCAAGCTGATGATACAACGGCAACTGTTTCAACTAATTTAATTTATGCAGCTATACATCAATACGGCGGCTGGATACATAGGAGTTCGCTTAAAACATATCTAAGGAAAAAAAGAGAAGGTAAAGATGCATCCTTAGACAAGCTCAGGAGGACAAAGAATAAAATGAGTAGTTTTTATATACCGGCAAGACCGTTTATGAAGTTGAATGAGAGTGATATGAATAAGATAAAAAGCACAATAGTAAAGGAATTGACAAAGAGAGACTAAAGAATTAATTTTGAGTACCGACCTTATGGTTGCCCCGTGGCGTTAACCATAAGCGGTGTAGCCCAAGGCACGGGACTTGCAAAGGGGCTACGCCTTCCAATATTTAATATATCCTTTCCGTAGTTTATCAATCTGCGGGGTGCGTCTTTCGAAAGCATTCCAGAAGATAAATCCATCTTTGGATTGCCTGAGGCTTATGAAAATATCTTCATTGGTATCTTTGTCCTTAAATAATCCGATATATGTTTTACGCAATTCAATTTGATTTTTCTCATTAATATATTCGGTTAGATAAACTTCAAAAGGGTCTTGTAGAGTTTTTTTGATATAGGGTGCATATCTCTCTCTGCCATCTCTCTTTTCATAAAAATGTTTAAGATGCTCTAAATCGAAATTTGATTTATCATCATCAGCAGTTTCTATGATTGAATAAGGATTGTTTTTCAGTTCAAATTCTTTTTTTAAAAGTTCAATAAATTTTTCTTCACCGATTTCGTGAATTGATGGAAATTTATCTGGAGCTTCTAATCTGTCTTTAATATCTTTGACAGACGGGCGTCCGAAATCTTTATAGTTGGGTTGATTCGGATTTATTTTTAAGTTGCCATCAAAAGTATCATCGAAGCTTAAAAATGCTTTGCCGGGATTGTAGTCCCAGCCTTCGCCGATTTTGAAGGAGTTCGGAAGCCGGGAGGCTTCCGCTACTTTTAAATTCATTTCTTCTAAATCACTATCATCAAGAGGAATTACAGAACATCGGCAGTTCCAATCATTTGGCGGGTAGATTTTATCCCAAATAGGATCGTCAGCACGGTAAACTTTGCCGTGTAATGCACGATGTGATGGGCGTGTGTTCTGATCAAGAACAGCATTATACATCCAATAAGGTCTCTCTTTAATGTTGGCAATCATATTTTTGTAATGTCCCGCAGAATAAGCAACAGACATATTAGTGCGATAGATTGTTTTAAGCCTCCATGGTGAGCCGAGTTGTACTTCTTTTTCCGGGTCAATGCCTTCTGGTAGTTTTACATCCGATGGAACATCCTTTGCTTTAACTTTTCCCCACCAGCCCTTAGCTTTGAGTGTTGGTTTAAGATTTTCTTTGAATTGATGAAATGATATTCCTTCATCAAGTGCTTTTTGAATTTCGTTGCGAATATCAGAGAGAATGTCTAATCGCATAGCTTTGGCAACAGTGAAAGCTTTCGTATGTGCTTCTTGCCAGGTGTCTTTCCAATCCCAGGAGAATTTATATCCTTTACGTTTATACCATTGGATTATTTCTTCTGGTTTAAGTCCGATTAGGAGTTTAATGTCTGGTGCATCCATAAATGTCCTCACCTAAATCCTCTTCCTAAGGAAGAGGACTTTTTTGAATTCGACCACTGATTTCACTGATGAAGATTAATTTAGTCAGTAATTGTTCAAGTTGATTGGTATTCATTGCCGGGTATTGCCTGGCAAGATTTTCCATTAGAACTTCATAAGATTCGCCGTTCTCAATTAGAGCTAAAATGGGCTTTAATGCCGCTTCAATTTGTAATTGAAGTAGTTTATCGGGCAGTTGATCTGTGAGTTTAGATATGTCATCATCTATATTTTGGGAAGTGGGGAGGCTGCCATTACTTTTTTCAGCGAAAGACTTAGCGGGAAGGGCAAGCCCTTCCCCTACAATTTCAAAATCTTCATCGGTTAAATTGTAATTTTTGATGTAATATTCTTTTGTAAATTTAATTCCTGTGTTTACTAATATCTGATCTCTTTCTGCAAGCAGTTTATCAACATCTTCTTCTTTATAGAGTATGAATTTTGGCTGTTCAGTAGAGCTAAAATTAATTTGATAGATAAGGTCAATTAGGCGGTTAAAAAGTTTTTCTACAAGCTTTTTGTCTGCATTTATAACTCTTTCAAGCATATCAGCCATTGTAGAAGAAGCTGCATAAGTTCCTTTATCTTGCACTTCGGTTGTAAGGGTTTGAGTTAGAATTGCTTTGGAAATTTCATTGTTCTGAAAGTTCATCAGAGCTTGAAAGATTTCAGATGAGGAAGTTTTTTGAGCTTCCTGAATATCAATTGAGCTGTCATCCGGGATAACAGCAACGGCATCCTGAATCATATTCTCAAGCGAGTTTAAGAGAGTATCAATATCAGTTTGAGCCGAGCCACGAGGTAGTTTACCAATCAGGAACGGTTGTCCATATTTTTCAGTGAAAGTAATCCAGAATTTGAGTCCACCTCTTTTGAAAGTAACCGGCCAGAAGCAGCGAGAGAGAACTCTTTCGCCGTAGGGGTTCATATAAGTTGGTTTGTGTTGCAATAAAATGAATTTCAATGGGTCGGCTGGTATGCCATCAAAGGTTAAAGATAATAAATTTTTCTTAAGCATCAATTGGTTTTGTTGGTCGAAGTAAAACCATTCCTGCGGTTTTTCTTCTACACGAACGGGTATCAGGTAGCTGCCTTGTTTCTGCCAAATTATTTCAAAGACTGTAAAGCCAAATAAAGAAGTATTGAGAGCTTGATCTATTATGTTTTCGAGATTAAGATTATCAAAAATATTTTTAATTAGATCATATTCAGATTGCTGAGCATTCTGAATTTGCAGCTCCCAATCCATTGCAAGCGTACCAGCTTTACGCTGCTGGACTGCGGAATAAAGATGCGGATCGGTAAGCAGTTCACGGTAGACAGTTATATCTTTGCCAATTTTTTTCAATATTGGATCGGGATCTGGAAGCATATTCCAGTAATTTACAATTTTGTCAAAACTTTGTCTCACCGCTATTTCGGATGTTAGTGATTTAGTATCCATAGAAACTCCAAATTTCGATTATTATTTTGTAGCACAGATTACTAATCTGTGCTACTATGTTAATATTTTTCAATAAGATCATACGATTGCCTTTTAAGTTTAGATTTTGCAAATGCTGGTGCGGATGAACCTTTTGCAGCATAGCAGCATAAAGCTAAAGCCCAGAATCTGTCTGCGTGTCCGCTTACTTCTGATTGCTGCACATCAAATCTTATGTTGTTTGATGCAGTGGTTATCTTGCGGATTGAATGCAAATCTTCTCTTATGTTTTTATCAGGTGGAATAAAAATTTGTTTGTCTTCAATGAGTCGTAACAGATTGTATGCAAGTTCTTCTTTTGTTTTACCGGTAAAAGTAATTGGTTCAACTCTGTATCTGCCGAAGCGGTCTTGTGATTCTTCGGCAAGCTGCATACCAAGTCCGGTTGCGTCAATACAGGATCTGCGGAAATTTGGCAGCGAGAGATAAGTAAATAATATTTCTTTTTGCTGCTTGAATGGTGTTCGCTCAAGTTCGATTACTTTGCGGGTGAAGAGAAATTTTTCGACTTCTTCAGCAATCCAGATAACCGTAAGGTCTTTCTTGCGTCCGATGTCAACGCCAATGTAGATGTTTCCTGTTTCACGCAAAGACGCAAAGTCGCTAAGAAGAATTCCATCTCGTTCGATTGAGAAGATTTGTTCATATGATAAAAATGCGGTTGCTTCATCAACTGGTGTACAGCAGTATTCTTCAAGCCAGGTTGTGCGATCGAAAGAATTTTCTTCTTGTTCTCTGAGCCACTCTTCTCTTTCCTGCTTTGTGGTTTTGCGTTTATAAATTTTGTCAACTAATCCTTGTTCAACTGCATCAAAGATTGTCGTTGTATGTAATGACCAATTAAGTTTCCCTGATTTAATTGATTCGATGAATTTATAAAACAAACTTTGTTTGCCTTTATGAGTTGATAAAATACGAAGCGGGAAGCCCCAAGTGATTACTGGTTTGGCGGCTTTCCACAAAGCGACAGAATCGTTATGAAATGCAAATTCATCAAGGACTACTTTTCCGCCTTTGCTTCGGAATGCTTTCGGATTGCTTGAGAGAGCATTAATTCTGCGTCCGTTAGTAAATTCGATTGTAAAAGTTTTTATCGATTTATCTGATTCAAGAACTTGTTCTCCCAAATCACGGGCACCTTTATCAAACAGCTTTGCCCATTGAGCACAGTAAAGGATATATTCTTTTGCTGCAGATTCATCTGCAGATGAGAACCAAACAGCTGGCACTGTTCCAAGCACAACATCACGTACATCTTCATAAGCCTGTACATAAGTTGCCCCGATACGTCTGGATTTTTCCCAAACTTTAATCTGACTATTATCATTAAGCCAGTTTATCTGATAAGGTAAAAAATATTTGCTCTCTTGTTTCATCTGATAACAGGATTTGGTTTACTTATCTTTCTGTTTAATCCTTCAAAAATTGTAACAGCCCAGTTTTTATCTGCTATAAGATTCCCGGCTCTGTCTTTAACATTCCGGGCTTTAATTGTATAAACAGTTTTATAATCTAATCTTTCGCTTATTAATACAACTGCGGATGTGTCATTGAAAAACATAGTATCAGCTTGTGTAACAAGCCCGATCCTGTAGATTTTTTTTATATGGTTTAATTCGTCAGTGATAGAATAATTTGATTTATCGAGCAAACCATCCATACTCATTGGTTCATTGAACCTAAGCAATATTACAGAGGTGCTATCGGTAAAAACCTGAGCATATAGTAAAGCTGGAAATAATATTATCGAGAATAATTTCATCTTAATTTTCTTATAGTTATTGCAGATGGTTTTTGGGGTGTAACTCCGACTCTGAATTCTGCTGTGCCCATTGGACCGTAAAACCCGGCTGTATCTTCGGCAACTATACCAACCATATAATAACTTCCATCATTATCAAATATTTGGACTATTGACGGCGACTGAGAAACAGCAACTCTGAAATTTGTAACATCCGGCTGAAGATAATCCATATCTTCTACAAGATGATAGCCGTTGGCAGATTTTTTCTCGATAAAAAAATGATATTTTGAAGCTCCGTTTATTGCAGAACAGCTTATTTCATATTGATCTTTGGGCTGGGATTTGCAGGATATAACAAACAGCATTATAATAAGCAAGGAAATTTTTAATATTTTCATTTTTCACCTCAAATTTAAAATTCTTTCATAAATCGCTTATAAGCCACTTTTTTTTAAAACCCGATACTTATATCGTCCAAAAAAAGTTTTGAGTTTTTAAATGGGGTTTAAATGGTTTTTAAACAGTGTTATCAGACCATCTCAACCCGTTTTTGCCACCGATTGGAAAATTTATTGTAAAAACATCAATTTTGACTAAAAACATAACCTTCTAAATCCCTAAAATTTCCCTTTGAACGAACTCAACAGTTTCTTTGCTGATCTCTTTCGGTTTATCATCATTATCATCTTTTACATTTATACCTTGCAATAATTTAAGAGCGCTAATTGCTTTAACGACGGCATAAATATTATGAGGCGTTGGATTAGCTTTTGCCTCCTTAATTGTAACTTTAGCAATTTCCATAATATCCTTTGCCAGGTCTTCGTTCTGCTTAAGGAATAATTCTCGCTGCTTATCCCAATCGTTTTTAGTTTTCCAGTTATAAAGCGTTTTTCTTGCAACCTGGTTTTTTAATAACTCAACAATTGCATCGAGTGAAAATCCTTCAGTCACATAAAGGCGCTTTGCCTCTTCATACAAAGATGCATTCTTCATAAGTTATAATTTTCTTTTATGGTATTTATTTTTTCCTGGATGTTTCTTGCCTGCAGTTGTAAAGAGCGAAATTCTTTAACAAGCTCAATTGCTAAATCGAGATTAAAGTCAAGAAACTCAACAGTGGGATTTAATAATTCTCTTATCTGTATAAGCAGTGCATCAGCTTTCATTTCGATAAGCTCATAGCTTTTTTGCAGTTCTGCTAATTTCCCTTTAGCTATATAAGTTTCATTAGTTGTCATAATGTTTCCTCGAGTCAATTTTTGTTTCTAACCGTGTAAGAATGCCAATCAGTAATTCTTTGTATTTGAGATCTTGTTCGATCTGCTTAAACAATCGCTCAACGGTTTCTGTGTACTGCTTGGTTTGTGTTTTATATGTAACAAACCAAATAATAAAAATGATGATACTGATTCCGCCGTTTGCAATTACTTTGAGAAGATCGGGTGTTAATTCCATATGCAATCCTGAAATTTTTGTATACAAATTTAAATTATCGGATTGGCTTATAATCTTGAATGGTTCAGTTTGGGGGCGGGTGCTTCAGGAATAATTTTGAAGTGAAAAATAAATAAAATAGTTCAACAAAACAAGAGGCAACAATGAAATGGTTTGCAATCTTCAAAACGGGCACTCATAAAGATAATTCTGGCAAAGAGCGCCAATGGACGGAATCTGATCTTGATAAAATAGTTGAAAGCTATGACCCATCTAAACATGAGGCGCCAATAGTAATCGGTCACCCGAAAGAAAATGCGCCTGCATTCGGCTGGATTGAGAAACTTAAAAGAGTTGGAGATACATTATACGCTTTACCAAAACAGTTGCAAAGTGATTTTGCTGAAATGGTGAAACAAGGATTATTTAAGAAGCGATCAATCTCGCTTTATCCAGACGGCACATTGCGGCACGTTGGTTTTTTGGGTGCAGTTCCGCCGGCAGTTAAAGGATTGCCCGATGTAGAATTTAAAGATCAGGATAAAGATGTAAATATTGAATTATCCGAATTGCCATCAGATAAAGATGAATCATCTCCGGACCAGGCTGAAATTGACAAGCTAAAAAATCAGATAGCAGAGTATGAAGAGAAAGTTAAAAAATTAACAGAACTTGAATCAAAGGTGCAGAAACTTGAGCTGCTTAAATCAAAATTAACAGAATTAACAATTGCAAAAGAACAGGCAGAGAAAAATTTTGCGGAGATGCAAAAGCAGCTTGATGAAAAACAATTTACAGATTTTGTAAATAAAAATATCACTGAAGGCAGATTGCTTCCTAAGATGGTCCCGGTTGTAAAGAAACTTTGGGAAGTAACAAAATCCCAGCAGGTGTTTGAGTTTTCTGATAAAAGCAAATCATCACCCAATGCGTTATTAATAGAATTTGTTGAATCTATGCCAAAAATATTAGACCTTGGAGAGAAAGCTAAAGGCGGGAATAAAGGAGATGATGATGAGAAGAATAAACCAGTATCGGCATTGGTTGCAGAAGAAATCCGCAAACAAATGAGCAATTAAAAAATCAATTAAAACTAAGGAGTTAAAATGAAACTACAACAAATATCGGCAAATGATACACTTACCCAGCAAGTAGTATCACAAATGATCAGCAGAGCCACAGTTCTTGAGTTCGCAGAATTTTACCCAATGGTAGGCAATGCCGATTATACACGCAAAGCAGCATCTGCAAGCGGCGGACAATTCAGAGCTTTGGATACTGATTACCCATCCAATATAATCTCGCAGGCA